GGTCTTGATATATTTAATACTATAAATGATATTTATGAAACAAAATATCCAACATTACCTCCCGCTAATAAACAATTAGCAGGTAAGATTGAAAAAGAGCATAGTTTATTTTATCAAGGTAAAAATACTTCAAAAATGCATCACCACAATATGTTGACAAATAATGTATTGCAATGGATTGATAAAGTTATGGGTCACTATTTAAATTTTAATGAAATAAAAGGTTATAAAAAATCTTTAAACTCTATTTGGATTAATCAAATGTTTGAACATGAATACAATCCAGTGCATGTGCACAAAGGAAGTTTGTATACAGGTTTATCGAGTGTTATGATTTTAAAATTACCGGAATCTTTTGGTGTAGAGTATTCTTCAAAACAAAGTCCAACAAATGGTAGGTTACAAATTATGGGTTCCGTATCAGGTCAGTTTGCAACATGTGATTATTCACCCAATATTAAAGAGAGGGACTTTTATATATTTCCATATGATATGAGGCACTGTGTATATCCTTTTAATGGACCAGGATTTAGAAGAACACTTGCTGCAAATTGTGATGTTGAATATAACCCAATAATAAATAGAGGAAGAAATTAATGTACCAAAATAAAATAATAACAGAACCTAAATGGAAGAGTTGGATTATACAAACAACAACACCTTTATTTACACCCGATCAATGCAATCAAATTATTGCATCAGGTAGAGCACAGAAACCACAACAAGCTCAAGTGGGTATAAATAAACCAAGAGGCGAAACCGATACTAAAAAAAGAGTAACTACAATTTCTTGGATTCCGTTTCAAGAAATGGGACATATGTACCAAGATTTAAATAAATTCATTCAAAAAGCAAATCAAAATCATTTTGGTTTTGGAGATATACAGATAACAGAGAATGCACAGTTTACAGAATATCCTGAAGGAGGATTCTATGATTGGCATATCGACTGTGATGTAAACATGGAACACGAACCACCTGTTAGAAAAATATCAATGACACTATTGTTAAATGATCCCGCAGAGTTTGAAGGAGGTGATCTAGAATTAATGGCACCAGGAAGATATGCGGAACTTAAACAAGGTCATGCAATTTGTTTTGCGTCATTTTTAAATCATAGAGTTAATCCAGTTACCAGAGGTATGAGACAATCTCTTGTTGTTTGGTTTGGAGGTAAACCATTTAGATGATTAGAGAAGAATTTTTTCCTACAAGTGTTTTTGGTAAAGATATAAAATTAGATAATGATAAACTAGCGCAAGACATTGTCAACTGGTCTAATCAAGATCAAGGATTACAAAAAACAAATTATAAAGGATGGCATTCTACAACCGACATGGCCTCAAAACCAGAGTATCAAAATTTAGTTAACGAACTAATGATTATGTGTAAAGATGTATTTAAAGAAGAATGGTTAAATAGAGAACCCGTCCTTGGTAATATGTGGGCTAACATAAACCCTAAAGAAGGAATGAATCAACCCCACATACATCCAAACTCATTGTTCTCAGGTGTGTATTATGTTAAGTCAAACCCACAAGCGGGCAGACTTAGAATATATGATCCAAGACCTGGAGCACAAATAGTAATGCCTGTAAGATTAGAGGGACAACCCCCTAAACATTTATGGAGAGATGTAAATATTAACCCTATTCCAGGACGTATTATAATGTTTCCTGCTTGGTTATGGCATAGTGTTGAACCCAATCAATCAAATGATCTAAGAATATCAGTAAGTTTTAATTTTGTACAACATGGCTTTTAATAAATATCAAGTAATCAAAAGTGCACTTAGCTACGAGCTAGCTAACTTTATATTTAACTACTTCTTACTTAAACGAGATGCGATAGATTTTATGTATAAAAATAATATTACTTATGATACAGGTATGTTAGGTACATGGACTGATGAACAGATTCCAAACACTTATTCTCATTATGCTGATCCTGTAATGGAGACTTTACTTGTTAAAGTATTACCAAAAATGCAAGAAGAGACAGGACTACAATTAATCCCAACGTATTCATACGCTAGAGCTTATAAAAAAGGTGATGAATTGAAGAAACACAAAGACAGACCAAGCTGTGAGATATCTACTACTATTCATTTGGGTGGTGAGCCCTGGGCAATTTTTATAGAAGGCACAAAAGTCTTGCTTGAAGTAGGGGATATGCTAGTATATAGTGGCTGTGAACTTGAACATTGGCGAGAGCCTTTTGACGGGAACATATGCGGTCAAGTATTTCTACATTATAACCATGTAAATGGCCCATTTGCTGAAAAAAATAAATTTGACGGAAGACCTATGTTGGGTCTACCATCAGGAATAAAATAGTATTATAATGGGATCATATGCTACAAAAATTAGGATTTGCACCAGGGTTTAATAAACAAGTTACCGAAACAGGTGCTGAAGGTCAGTGGTTTGATGGAGATAACGTACGTTTTAGATATGGCTCCCCTGAAAAAATAGGTGGTTGGGAACAATTAGGTACAGAGAAATTAACTGGTGCCGCAAGATCCATACATAACTGGAATAATAATGTAGGTATAAAATATTCTGCAATTGGCACTAATAGAATTCTTTATGTTTTTTCAGATGGTGAATTTTATGATATCCACCCTATAAGAACTACAATTACTGGAGCAAATTTTACAAGTACAGCAGGATCACCAACAGTCACAGTAACTATTTCATCACCCCATGGTTTATTAGATAATGATATAGTATTATTCGATGCTGTTTCTGGGTTATCGGGATCTACTTTTACAAACGCCACATTTGAAGACGAAAAATTCATGGTAACTTCTACACCAAGTAGTACTACTTTTACAATTACAATGGCCACTAACGAAGCCGGCACACCTGTAACCAATGCGGGATCTGCTTCTGTTCTATGTTATTATAATGTAGGACCTGCTACACAAGAATCAGGTTTTGGTTGGAGTTCAGGGTTATTTGGTGGTGTAGTAAACGGAGAAGCAACCACTACTCTTGCAACAACTTTATCAGATACAACTACAACTAACATTGTTCTTACTAGTTCAAATGCGTTTCCGGCATCGGGGACCATAAGAATAGGGACAGAAGATATATCTTACACAGCAAATAACACAGGGACAAATACTTTAAGTGGAGGTGCCAGAGGTGCAAACAGTACAACAAAAGCAACACACTCATCAGGTGCAACAATTACAAATATTACAGATTACAACGGATGGGGTGAAGCTTCATCGACTACACAGTTCACACTTAACCCTGGTTTATGGGTTCTTGATAATTTTGGTACAAAGTTAATTGCTCTTATTTATAACGGAGAATGTTTTGAATGGGACTCAACAACAACAAATGCATTAAATACTCGAGCAACAATTATATCTGGAGCACCAACAGCATCACGTCATATGATAGTATCAACTCCCGATAGACACTTAGTTTTTTTTGGAACAGAAACTACCATTGGAGATAAATCTACACAAGATGATATGTTTATAAGATTTTCTGATCAAGAAAATATTAATGAGTATACCATAAGAGCAGAAAATACTGCAGGTTCTCAAAGGCTTGCCGCAGGATCTAAGATTATGTCTGCTATTAAAGGTAGGGATGCTCTTTATGTATGGACCGATACAGCAATATTTTTAATGCAATTTGTAGGCCAACCTTTTACTTTTGCATTTCAACAAGCAGGGACTAACTGTGGATTGATTGGTAAAAATGCATGTATTGAAGTTGATGGCTCAGCTTATTGGATGTCAGACAATGGTTTTTTTAATTATGATGGTCAGTTAAGATCTATGCCTTGTTTAGTAGAGGATTTTGTCTACTCCGTAGACCCCGGACTCGGGCTCAATAATACGACTAGAGATTTTATTAACGCAGGTATCAATAATCTTTTTGGAGAAATAAACTGGTTCTACTGTTCGGCTAATGCTACTTCGGTTGATAGAGTGGTCACTTATAATTATCTGGATTCTACAACTCAAAGACCTATTTGGACAACAGGGTCTTTAAATAGATCTGCTTGGGTAGATTCGTCTGTATACGCAAAACCTCATGCAACACTTTATAATGCCGACGATAATGCCTCTTATGACGTTACTGGTAATGTAGATGGAAGTAGTATATACTATCAACACGAAACAGGGACCGATCAAGTTAATGCCGGTAATGCAATTACTGCTGTTAATGCTAACATTCTTTCAGGTGATTTTGATATTACTCAAAGAAGAAGTAACACAGGTCAAGTTGTAGGGACACCGGACCTTAGAGGAGATGGGGAATATATGATGAGAATAAGTAGGTTTATACCAGATTTTATAGAACAGACGGGTGATACTGAAATTAGTTTTACAACAAGAAACTATCCTAATACTGTTGCGACAACTACAAATTTTACATCAACCGAAACTACGAATTTTAAAAGCACTAGACTTAGAGCTAGATCAATTGCATTAAAAGTATCCAATACAGGTTCTGGAAAAAATTGGAAACTAGGTACATTTAGATTAGATATTGCACCAGGAGGAATGAGATAATGGTAGCGTTTTACAATCAAGGCGATCAAGATATCTATAACCAAGGTGTCAAATTTAGACCTCAGCAAAAATATTTATTAGATGATTATACAGCACCTACAGCACAAATTAAACCTGTACCAACATCAAGTGGTATAACTAATACAAATGCTTTTACTAATAGTGGTAATGACTTTAGTGTCTACAACCCAGATCCTAATTCAATAGTAAATAAAAATTATAATCCATATCCTTCTAGAAATGCTGCAGAAAATTCTTACCTTCCCGGTAGATCTAATGCTACTGATCAAGTTTTTAATCCTAAACAATTAGGTGGAGCACAAATGCCTGATGAATTAGGTGTCTCAACTAACACTGTTCCTCTTGGGAACAATAGAATAAGTGCTTCTCAACTTGGAATAGGTATTCCAGGAGGACAAGTAAGTAACACATATAATAGAGCTAGGAATGCCATGCAAGCAAGAGGCGACGATGCCATGTCAAGAGACTATCCTGAGTTTACTGCAAAAGAAGTTGCACGTCTTACTAACAATAACATACAAGATTACAGACAAAACTACGGGGCAAACACGCAGTACGAAAAAGATAACTATTATGATACTGTAGACAACCCGTTTGCTAAAACTATGAATTCACAAACAAGATTAGATAAATTTAAAGACAACTACCCAGAATATTACACCAAACCCGAACCCACAGGCTTAGCAAAACTTGCACAATTTGCAGGTAACCTTATGCCGGGAGCAGGGACCGCAAGACTTATAGGCGACTATCTACCAGTCAATAGAAGATCAATATTAGAAAATGAATTAAGTGGTCAGAATATAATGGTTAATGACATTGGACAGATTGTTCAAGGCGACGGTGCTTACGATACAGCAGCTAATGTAATGGCTGGTTATAATGCAAATAAAATGACCGCAGAAACGTTTGATAAACGACTAGCTAAGATAGCAGAAACAATGGGTAAAAAAGGTTACAAAGGTAATCTACAAAAAAGAGTAGATGCTATTGAAGCAGCTAAAGCAGATTTTCTAGCCGCACAAGGTAAAACAGATCTTGTTTTTGAAGACGAAGAAGTAAAGAAAAAGAAGAAGAAGAAAAAGGGTAACATTATAACAAAATTTCTTAATAAGAAAAAAGAAACTAAAGCTGCAGATGCTGCGACTGCTGCGGATGCTAAAGCTGCTG